AATTTAAAGTCTGGTATATATAAAATATGTTTGTTCTAACAAACAAAAGTTATATAGGAACTAATTTGGTTGTTTTTATTAATTTTTGGTATTATCAAGAATTATCAAGTTTTGTGTATCGGTAGATAAAAAAATTTATTCAAAACTCGGATTTATATTATTCTTAAACAATAAATGCACTATGTAAGAATTCGGCCATTTCCATATTTAATGCTTGGAACATGGTACTTTGTTGGAGCAAAACTTTTTTATCGTTGGTTGCCAATGATCGTAACATAGTGGTCGTTTCGGATGTCCAGTCAATCAATGCCTGTCTGATTTCCTCGCTCACTGCATAATCGGCGGCAATCCGGTTATTAATATCCATAAACTTTGTATCTGCACCAAAATATATTAACAACTGAATTGCCTCGATGTTATTCTTGGAAACCGCAATCGAAAGCGGGTTGTAAAAAGAGTAATTCATTACTGGCAAATAGTACATCATCCTTACAATAATATCGATAGGCATCTCTTCTTCAAGTGCATAATATAAGATGCTTTTGTTTGTATCGCGCATTAATATGTTTATATTTATTTTTGTCATTCTTAACATTAGGCGGATAATTTTCAAATTTTTGGTTTTGAAGGCTATTTCTAGCGGAGCGCAGCCGTCGGAAGCATCGTTTATATCGAAACCCAACTCATAGAAAAGAGTCACAACTGGTAAATTACCATGCTGAACTGCGGTTATAAAAATTTTTCTAGGTTCAGGCATAAAACTTTTGTAAATCCTTGCAAATTCTTCGTTGGACTCGTTTGTATTGTCCGCCACAAGGAGTTGTGCAAGGTTTGTGTAATCGTCGGTTTGCATTTTTTTAGATGGTGTTAAAAAACTGTATGTAAAAACTAAAAAAATTGTTGAATAGTAAAGTGTGTAATTTTTTTGTGAAAATTACACAATAAATTAGGTTAATCGAATTTACAGAATTATCAAGTTTTGTGTATCAGTTACAAAGCAGTCGTTCGGGAGGTCGCTTTGCGACCAACCACAGTCAGTGGCTGCGAGCCTTGTTCAGGGGGGGGGGAGTGGAACGCCAAAGGCGTTCCGCCATGCTCGGGAGGTGCCACAGGCACCGACCACAGTGCACCCTTCGGGTGCCTTAACCGTAGGTTCTCTTTATTCCTTTATTGTATAACCGCCTTCAACAAAAACCAAGTATTGGTTCGACTTTATAGTAAAACTCTTGATTTTGTCATCCATAATGTGCAACAAGTACTGATCATCAAACTCATATTTGTCGCGACTGTACTGATAATTGAGCAGTCTAAGTACAAAGGTTTTGCTGAAAATTTCATTGCCGGTTTGTATATACGCAGGGTCTAGCGTCAGTTTGATCGGGTCGCTCATATCATGATGAAAGTACATTATATTCAGGAAGCGCGTATTGTTTGGTTCAATACTTGGTGGTGATAAAGATGACCGAACTCTTGCAATCCTTTGCCCGCTTGTCAACTTTTGTAAATATAAGGCATCCGCGTCGTTGTCCAGCGGAACATCCTCATTGCTATAAATATAGTGCTCAATTAGTTTGTCGCCATTCACAATCGTCGCAGTGCAACTCCACTGATCAAGCGCGGGCTCCGCTTGTAGTCGCGGTTTTGCAATTTTAAAATTGATTCCAATCGCCTTTAACCGGTCCTCGACAACAACGCTGTAATAACTATATGTCCAAAATAATGAGAGCAACGTGTTTACAAATAATGTTTGAAGTCCTTTAAATATCGTGCTAAACATTTTTTTTTGTTAAAGTTTATATAATTTATGTTTATATCGTATTTGCGTTTTTATAAATATGCAAATCAAAAGTATCAAAGTCAATATCAAGTTCACCCACGCCAGGATGCAATCGTTTATTTTTATGACATGAACAACACTCAAGTACACCAGTATCGTGAAAATATTGGCGCGTAAGTTTCCAATCGATCTTTCTACACACATGGCAAACAATTGCGTTCGGATGCCACATCGAGAACTCGTACATATCGATCCAAGTTTGTCGGTCAAGTTGAATACCCATAGTACGAAGAATATGCATCGACTCGATCACAACCAATTCTTGCGGATCTAGCAAAAACTCAACCAACTCGGCAAGTTGTTCTTCGGTAAGTTGACTCGCAAAGTCGACTGGCGCGTTACTGCACTTTTTCGAGGCAAGCATCATCGAATAACAGTGGGCCAACTCTTCGTGCGAATTGTGCTCAACAAAATAGTGGAAATCGTAGGTGGCATTTTTCTTTTTCGAAAGGTCGGCGTGCAACTTTTCGAGCGGTATATCAAAATCGAACCAACAATCATTGTTGGTGCGATTATCATAAGTATTTGTCAACATTTTTTTTCTACGTTTTTTTTATGATGATGATGAGCCACGTTTATAGTAAAATAGTATCGCACAAAGAGTGGCTTTTACATAAGTATGTGTACGGATTATCAGAAACATACGGTTTCCGTGTGCCCCGTCCTTATTCGTATGACCTAAAGACGGGACTGATGAAAATGCAGCGAATCCCCCATATGTGTGTATCCGACTTTTATGGAGCACTGAGTACAGATGTTCCCGAACATGTGTTTACAAAAATTCGGGAGATTTTGACCATTTTGTATAATCACGGTGTTTATTATCCTGATATTACGGGATACAATTTTATTGAGTACAATGGGCATGTGTGGATTATAGACTTTGGTCATGCATATATCTCGGACAAAATTAAAGACCCCTTTGTTTTAGAGTTTTTGCAAGGACTCAACGAATGGAATCCAGAATTTTTGTAAAAGAAACGATATGATAGTTTTGCCGAAGGATGGAAAACCAGATTCAAACAATACATTTGGCTTTTGGCCGAGACTTGGGCAATGCAAAGCAACGCCTTGTTGTGAGTCGGATGCAGCAACGCCTTGTTGTAAGCCGTCGGACGGTTTGAATAGCGAATCAAACCTTGCGAAACCTTCGTGATGAAGTTTGTACATAATTGCTTTGGGGGTTCTTTTGTGTTTTTTTGCTATATCATCAATACTCATTTGTAATAATTCAAACTCTCGTTGGAGAGATAAAATTTCGTTAACATTCCATTTTTTACTGTTTCTTGCCATTTTTAAAGTAAAGAAAGCACACAATTTTTATATATTTTTTGTTGTAAATTTATTGCGCTTAAGATACAAACAAGACTTGATCTGGCCAACCGATTGCCCGGATATTTGCGAAAAGTGTTTTATCAAATTATTTTGGACAACCGAATTTTTAGGGGCGGAATTTTTCAACATTTGTTTGTGGACATCGTTCAAATAATACAAATTGCACAATGGCCGCTGAAGTGTTACACACACCAAACAACAAATAATAAGGAGGTAAAACATTTTTTTGATTTATGAACGCGGCTTGCCATTCACAAGCATATATAAATCGTCGTCATACGCATCGTCGTCCATCCTCAAGTCGCGGTCGTCCAAAAACCGGCAATACCGTGTCATCATGTCTTCCGTAATTTCTTTTTGGAACTCGAGTAATTCTTTGTATACGATAAAGTCCTTGTAGAATACTTCGAAGGATTGTTTTTTCCTTTTCAAATAAAGTTCAATTTCTTCGCTTGTTGCAGAAAAACAATTGAACCCATCATGTTTCGATTCAAATGCGGTAATTTTTTTTAAAAGTGTTTCGCGTTTCTTTAACACAAGGTCTATATTGTCTTCATGTTCCTTTACTTTTGCCCAATGGGCATGTATGTGTGCGATGTCTTGTTCCGACAACATTTTGCAAAATTTTATTTTTTTTTGATTATTTATACAGAACAAACGGAGAAAATGTGCAAACCATAGTTTCCAGTTCTTTTTGAATTTTATGTGAGCTGCTTTCGGCGTCACAACGAATTAACTTTGAACATTTTCCAGCGTAATAGTCTAGTGTCAATTTGATAACCATTTTCTCGGTCAGCGTACTACCTGTCAAAAAATTCTGTTTGTTTTGCTCAATAACACAATCGCCACATAATCCCAAAAAATCGCAAGGCATTTCCACATTACAAAAACACCGCTCACACCTAAACTCTTTTATGTTTTTCGATTGATTTTGTATTTCACATGACAAAGACAAAATCAAACATTTATCGCACATAAATGTTTCGGTGCATTTTCTACAAGAATAACTCATAATTGCGTGTTTTATACTGTGTTTGGAAAAAATTTATGATGGAATCGTAAAAAATCAAATCACACTGTTTGTAAGTGATATCATAAAAAATTATAGAATACATTCCGCCCCCCTAAAAAATGGCATCTGCATTAATTTATTTAGCTACGGTGGCTTTTATCGCGACAATCACTGTTCACCAAATTCATGAAGGCCGCGAGGGCGTTTATTACAAGAATGGTGCACTCATGGAAGAAACTACGAAACCTGGCATTCATTTTAAACTACCCTTCGTAACAACTTTTGCAGAAGTTGTACACACCGTTCAAACTGACAGTGTCGAAAACGTACCTTGCGGCACTGCCAGTGGGGTTTTGATCAACTTTGGCAAAATCGAAGTAGTCAACCGGTTATCCCGCAAGCATTTGCTCGAAACCGTCCGCAACTATACTGTCAACTATGACAAGACCTGGATCTACGACAAAATTCACCACGAAGTCAATCAGTTTTGCAGCAAAAACACGTTGCAAGAAGTATATATCACCAAATTCGACACACTCGACGACCATTTGGCTGAACAGTTGCGCGTCGATTTGCTGAAATGGGCACCCGGCATCGAAATCATCAGCGTTCGCGTTACCAAACCCGCGGTTCCTGCGCACATTCTTCAGAAATTCGAGCAAGTTGAAGCCGAAGCCACGAATTTGCAAATTGCCACGAATAAACAGTTGGTGGAAAAGAAGCAAGCCGAAACGCGCGAAGAGCAGGCCACCATCTTGGCTCGCCAGTTGGCCAAAGTTGCCGCGGTCGAAAATGAACAAGCCATCGAGAAAAAACAGTCCGAGTTTACGATTCAAGAGATTGAGAATAGACGCCAGATGTCTATCGCAGACACGAAATTTTACGAGAGCCAGAAGCAGGCCGAAGGCAACCAGATTTTGTTGACGGAAGAGTTTTTGAGATATGAGCAAGTGAAGGCTCTCGGGTCCATTTCGAAAATTTATTTTGGCGAAAGTATTCCCGATGTTTTGGTCGAGGCGCCCATTAGTCACGATACTTTGAAAAATATTGTTGTTCCTGAATAATTATTATTTTTTTTTACTTGTAACATTAAAAAAAAATATTGTATTTATTTACTTTTGCGGGATTTTTTGCTGTCATATTTGCCGCGTTTCAAGTCCAAAAGGGCGTTTGCGACACCGACCTCCAATGAAGGCGGGGCTTCGCTGGGAGGAGGCGGCATATGTGCATTATTTCTAAAGTTCACTAATAAGTCGGTGTCCTCTTTCGGAACTCGCGCTCTCTTTTAAAGATGTTTTCGAATGTGTCTCAAAGACTTTTCTCTTTGTGTTTTGTTCAATCGTTTGTAAACGTATTCTCCGTTTGCTTTCCTTGTATAAGACATTTGCGGAGGCGAATTGGCTCGTTGTGTGATTCTGTATCTGTGACTGGTTTTGGACATATATATTGTGATATATATATATATATATATATATATAGGAAAAAGCAGAAAAGAAGCAGAAAACACCGTTAAATTATTCATCCGTCAAAACCATAATTTTCTCGTTCAAATTATTGCAATACGCAATAAACTGTTCTTTTTCGAATATCTCTTTTTCAAACATATCTTCCAGCTCTTTGTTTCTTACCAAAAGATCATTATACCGGGCTTGTAAACTCTCGTTATAATGCTCCATGACAAACTCGTTGAATTCTGCTTTGTATACATTGTAGTTGCGCCAAAGCTGCGCGAGCTCTCTCTGATAATTCTCGATTTCCCCTTTTAACTGCATCACCACATTTGTATATACACGATTGAATATCTGGCCAGTTTCGGATTTATATTTTTCAAGAAATGATACAAAGTTCCGAACACTGAACTCGAGTTCATACTCGAGACCGAGTGATGGAAGGCTGATTACAAATGTTCGCGTGAACTGTTTGATTGTTTCGAGTTGCTGTTTTAACATACCGAGCTCCAACGGTGTGAACGAATAGTTGGTGAGAACTCGGTCGGGAAGCCTTTTATTAAAAGTATTTTGCCGGACGAACTGTGTCATGACGATTTTACCCTCAATGAGCCAAAGTTTTACATACTTGTATGCGGGATTGGGATTTGTAGGTGTCCAATCACTCAGCGTGATTTCGAACAACAGCTGCATTAAAATATAAAAAAAATATTTTTTATTATATTTTCAAGTTAATAATACAAATAATTTTTATTTTCTATTCTTTCGGCGTTTTTCCGTTCTCTTGCGTCTCTTAGAAGATCCGCGTTTGTTCTTTGATCCACCCTTGTTCTTGATCCATGAACTATCGTCTTGGATCTTGCGAACTGTTTTTTTGGGATAAAACCTCGTAACAGGAGCAACTTGCCCATTGTATGGTTTTGACTTGTCAACTATATTAATGTCTCCTTCTCCAATGCGAGGTAAGAAATCTTTGTTATAATACTCTACACCTCGATCACCACGCGGAATTTTGCGAATTTTAGCATCGATTTTGCTTCCGATCTCTCCCAGATCGTGCACAATATCAGCCAAAGTATCATCCAAAGTAACATCATCTTCAACACGCGCTACACCAAAATCATGAGTATCGCCAAATAGATCAATCATAATTTTGTTAACCTCAGATTTAAGAACCTCTTGGTCAGCTGTGTTTTCAATTTTATCTTCGATTTTTTCAATTTTATCTTCGATTGCCAAAAGTCGCGGGTTATCCTCAGACTCGTTGACAAGTTTCTTTGCATCGGCCATATGGGGATGCACTACAATCTCTTCGACCACTTCTGCTGGATCTGCCGCCTCATAGTGTCTGAGAACTTTAAGTACATCGTCTTTATTGACTGCTTCTGTCGCAATCAAAATAATTGTAATCACCATCAAGATTACGTCAAGCAAGGTTTTCAACATGCTTTCTACTTTGGCTAATTTGTTTTCGCCACCTTTAATGACTTTGCCTCCAACAAACGAAACCTTGTTTTCGCGCATATAGTTGAAAAGCTTGGTAGCAATACTCAAAATGATAGGTTTAATTTGTCTTCCACTCATATAAAATATGCGAAGAAATAATCTGCCTAAATGTCTAAGGAAACCACATTTTTATCCGAGCCCTTTCTACGTCGGTTCGACGACCGGGGAACATCCCCGTTCAAGTCTTTCAGCGAAGACACACTAACCATCGAATCATTGTCGCGATTCTCTTGAATATTAACCGTCTTGGGCTTGAGTCCGCTCAAAATCGAGTCAATGTTTGTGTTCTTGGGTCCCGACATCTCATTGCGCGGGGGTCTTCCGCCATACGTATTTGGATTCTCAAACTTGTTGTTCAAATCAACGCCAGCCTCGTTAAACATAACTCCGCGTCCCGCGTTGATATCAGGTCTGCTCGACTGCTGCTCGGTGAAAACCATCCCTGGTCTCTGAGGAGCCGGCGCCGCTCTGGGATCCACCGGCTTGGGCGGCACGCCCATCTTATGGTCTGGCTCGGGGTTCACCAAATTGTTTGCAAAGGCAAATCCGGGACTCTGCTGAGCCATCGAGTTCACCGTAGCATTGGTAAACATTTTCATCAAATCCGGACTCTGGCGAATCACGTCGTTAAATCCGGGCGTGGCCGTCGACAATGCCTTGTTGGTAAAATTCACCACTGCAGCACTAAAGCCAAGGCGCATGAGCAACGCAATCTCGGGGCTCAGCTTTCCGCCCTTATACTTGTCATAAAGTTCGCCAAAAATTTCATCATAACTGTCGATATCGTCGTTGACCTGCTCCCCCCATCCATCGAGGTTGATATCGAATGGATTGAAAGCGGCGTTTGCATACTCGATGGTATTCACAAAGGTCATGAACCACCATCCGTAAAGCTTCTTGCTTTCGCCCTTCTTCTTGTCTTCGAGCGCCGTCTCGTACTCGTCCTCAATCTCCTCATAAGGGGTGTCGTTATTAAACATTGTGTTATTACTAACAAGGCCTTTGGCTCGCCACTCTTCTAACCGTTTAATCATTAGCTTTTTCTTTCGCAACTTCTCGCGGTCGGTCATTCGACTTGGGATTTGGGTGGGCATTTCGGGAATATCGTTAACTTTCGTAAAACCATCCCACGACTTGGTGGTCCCCGAGTTGGTTTCTTTCGTGGCTTGGCCTAAAGAAGAAGCAGATCCTCCTGACGACTCATCTTGTTTGTCGCCACCGAAACCAAAAAAGGATGTGAGACCAGTTAATACCTTTGTAGACTGTGACTGCTGCGGCGCAGCCGAAGGTGCTGCAGAAGACGACGACGACGACGACGAATAACTGTTCAACTCGGTCTCGAGTGAGTCTAAATCGCCTAAACTAATATTTGAACTTTGGTTGGCTGATTTTTTACTGGTGTTCATCAATAATTCGGCACCACCGATAAAAGTTTTATTGGTAGCCCCCATGTCAATATCGAGTGCGATCGGTTCAAGATTGTTAATGTCCAAGTCGAAAGATTCCATGTTTGTATGTAATATTATTATGACACAAACTTTATTTTTAAATCATCCGAATAGTTAATTATATTTTGCTTTTTCAAAAAGTAGATGCCTTGTAAAAAACAATCTGCTAAATCATCCTTCTTGGGCGTATTTTCCAATACCGATTTGTAGGCGGCAAGAGAAGGATTTGCGTCCATAAACATGTTACAAAAGCGGATACCGTCCTTTTTGTGATCGCTATAATTTGTGTTTTCCGGCGCCGCCAAACCTTTCAGTTTGCCCCCCGACGAAATGAAATCAATTTGTATGGTGTCGGTTCGCATGATGAAATACTGCGCAACCATGCCCTGAATCGTGTTCATTCGGCCTGCGATGGGCGAAATCTGATTCTCCAAAATAACATTGGTTGGGGTTTCAATAAATTTGGCGTCGAAATTCGTCTTGATTCGTTTGCCAATGTCTACCAAGTGGATTTGGTTGGCATTCACCTTTTTCGGTTTCTTGATCTCTTGAAGCACACACTTTTCAAAGTGTGCAAGGACCTTTTCAACAATTGCCGGTTTTTTGTCTTTGTCGTCAATTTGTATATATCGCATCGCACACAATCGGGTGAGTTCGTCAACCTTCATCTTTCGAATGGCAGCTGGCGACGTTTCTTTGGTCGGTAGTGGCATAGTTTTTGCATGCACGTTGCAATACAATTTATCGCCAAGCATGTAGGCGGCTTTCTTTCCACAAATTCCTGCGGATTTGGCTTTCAAACAATTGCACAACGGGGCTGCTGCTGCATTTGTCATATCCGACAAATTAATGATTCCCCAGTCACCAATTTGTATATCCGAAGAACCCTGCAAATGGAATACACAGTACGCCAAATTCTTAATTCCAATATCAAAACTTACAATGGTTTTCTTGTTCATAGGAGTTTTTTATATACAAAAAAAAGCATCTTGTCTATAAATCATATTTTTTGTGAATAGACTGACTCGAAAACTACTTCGGGCTCTGATTCCACTGCTGCTGCTGGTAACAGTGATTTTTTTGGCGATGTTGTATCGGGCACCGGCAGATAAAAAAATAACCGATAATAAACTCCACCTAAGCATACAACCATTGAACTCGATACAACAATAAGTCCAACAATAATCCACTCCATATATATATATATATATATAATATCTATACAAATTGTATAAATGCTTTTGGAAATTTTGGCAAAACTTGTATCGGAATCGTTGTTGAGTCTTTATCCAATTTTTGTTAAGAAGATAGGCATCTCGAATATTTTGCAATTGTGGACGCGACTTATTACTTACGTGGTGATTGCCGCCGCCTTTGTCGATTGGTCATTTATCAAGTCATCCATCGGATCGCTTGACTCGCTGACGCTCGGTCTTGTGAATTTGTCGCATATCTACTTTTCTTACGAGGGATTCCGCAATCTTGACTCCGGAGTCTCTTTCGCTATTTTCAACAGTTATCCGCTCATGATTTTGTTACTAGCAGGCGTGGTTTGGCACAACTCCTACTTGTTTATATTTATTGGTCTCGCACTTTTTATTCTTGGTCAAGACAAAGCCAGGGATGCTGCGATGGGTGTCGACTTTTATTACGGAGTAGGCATGATTTTGATGGCAGCACTTACCGAGGCATTCCTTTACTTCCTTGTGCGCCGCGTGAAAACAACCAATAACTGGAATCATTTGTTTATTTCATACTTTTTAGGCGCAGTGATTATGACCGCATATGTTGTATACAACCACCAAGAATATGTAGTGGAAGACAAAACGCGGGTTGGGCTCTCGATGCTGATCAATGGTATTATCGGATCGGTCGGCTACGTGTTGCGCTTTTTTTCCTCGTACCGACTGGATCCCGATATCTATGCGCCATTGTCCTATTTTGGCGTTGTGATGTCCTACATTTATGGTATGCTGTTTGACAACGAAACACTCAACTGGAAAAAAGTTCTAGGCACTATTTCAATTTTGGTGTCCAACTATTTTGCGCCGAAAAAAATATAGAATGTTTTTTTAAATTTATTAATTTTAATAATTTCTTAAAGAATCAATACAAGTTGTAAGCGTTGTACCTAAGTTGCCAACTTCGTCTAAGCAACTGAATGTTTGGTGGAAAACAACATCAAAAGTGGATTTCCCGCAAAAAATTTTGTCGTCATTTTGAACAATAAAGAATTGACACGCCGTGGAGATGTGCTGGCGAATTAGATCGGCAACTTCTTCCGCGGTATTCAAAGTCTGGTAAATCTTTTTATCATCATCGCCGTCACAATGCGAACCGTAGACATTAAAATGGTTTTCATTTGTTAACCGAACAAAAAACTCAAAAGAAGAGCTATTGATTAAAGCAGAGGTATCCTTAGTAGAAGAAGAAGCGGCCATGATCGTAGTATATTTGTTTATGACATTTTTGTATACACGGTTGAATACAAATTTGTGAAAAAAAACAATATAAACTATTTGTTCGACAACAAATAAATACAAATATGGACTGCACAGCCTTTATCGAAATTAGCAAAGGATCCAACCTAAAATACGAGTTTGACAAGGAAAACCAGTGTTTGGTTCTCGACCGCGTTTTACACAATTCAAATATTTATCCCTACAATTATGGATATGTGCCCAACACATTATCGGGAGACGGCGATCCTCTCGATATTATTATTGTATGCGATTATGCGATCCACCCGGGTGCGATGGTAACCTGCAAAATCATTGGCGGCGTTTATACCGAGGATGAAAACGGCATTGACGACAAAATTATTGCGGTTCTTGTCGAGAAAGCTGACCCCAAGTCTAAATATTTAGACAACATTTCGGACATCAACCAGCACGACTTGAATTGTATCAAATACTTTTTGCGACACTATAAAGACGGCGAGAAGGACAAATTTGTAAAAGTCGGCGAGTTTTATGGTAAAGAACACGCCCTCGAGGTTTTGCGAAATTCTTCAGTCAAGTCGGTTATAGATACAAGTCCAAATTTTTCGAATGAATATGCAAATTAAAAATCGGCACGTTTGTATTACTGCCCTTGATTTTGAGAAAAGGTTTTCGAAGTCCAAACACGTGGTCGGTTGTCCAAACGATTTCTCCCTCGTCTGCATACTTTATTACACAAGTTTCGTTTACAAATCCGCGGGTGTCTCCCGGAGTGTTTCGCGAGTCGACGCCTCCTACATACTGCCCAATGGCCGCCGCATCAAAGATGTATCCACCAAATTTGTCGTAGCCTGTACATACAAAGGACCTTTCTTCGATTTCATCACCCTCGGATACAAAAATTGGAAAGGTGCGGATAAGGCCCGTTTTCTTCCGGATTTCACTAAAATTGTACATGTCATTTTTAGCAAAATCGTAGTAACTCAAAATTTCTCCAAAAATGTCGCCGTCAGGAATGTAGACGATGCTGGCAATGTTTCGTTCAAATGTGTCGAATGGTATATACAAATGCTGGGCATTATACAAAGCGCGCCCGATTGTATTGTCACAGTTGTAATATAAAAGCACATCGTTCTCAATGTGAATCACATTTGTGACACCAAACTTTTGCATAAAGGCATGCAATACAAACAATCGCGCAGAAGTGTGATGCCAAAACCCGTTGCGAAATTGTCGTTCCAGTTGGGATCGATTGTTGAAATCGAATGGGTCATCCAGCGACTCCACCGAAACCAGTGTCACCATATCAGCAAATGGTTCAAACTCGGGCATCAAGTGGTCGTTCGTCAACACATAGATATTTGTATTGTTGTGTCCCAACTTTACAAGTTGCGCAATGTTGGTTAAAATATATTCTTGAAAGTTTTCGAGACAAACCAATACTATTGTAAACATATTTATTTATTTTACTTTGTTGATACAAAATAAAATCAGTAAGATAAACGACAAAATTAAAACAAGTATATAAAAGGTTATTGTAAGGTTTCTTCAATAAATGATTACCGGCGAGCGCATACAAAATGCCGCAGATTTGTATCTAGGGGCACCAGAAGACTTTCTATCTAATCCGATAATATTCGAGCAGATCGAGAAACACCAAGTGCTCAGCGATATTTACGGAAAGTTCGACAATCCGAGAATACTATTTTTGTATACACACCGGCTACAACAATTTGCAGATAAGTTGCACTACTTTCAAAATCCATTCACTCTCATCACACACAACTCCGATACAAATTTGGTTGATACAAATGCATATGTGATACAAATATTGGCATCGCCGCTTCTGATCCGCTGGTGGGGGCAGAATCTGTGTTTTGTCCATCCCAAAATGCATTTCTTACCTATCGGTCTAGCAAATAGTCAGTGGGAGCACGGCGATTTGCAAAATTTCGTGGGTCTACCCTATAAAAAAACGTCCGACGACATTTATTTGAATTTCCAGATCTACACGAATGTAGAGAAACGCCGACCATGTGTCGATGCTCTTATATCGCGGGGTATAAAATGGTTGCCAATGGTAACAGGGCGAGAACATGTGCAGCGGCTGTCCAACTATCGGTGGTGTGCTTGCCCCGAGGGGAACGGAGTCGATACGCATCGTTTGTGGGAATGTTTTTATGTCAAGTGCGTGCCGATTGTTCTAAAGAGTCCTTTTATCGAGACTTTGATGCACTATACAAACAATGAATTACCAATTCACGTAATCGATTCGTGGTGGGATTTCGACTTGCCTGTTTATGACGAGACCAAATTTGTTGGTAACAAGTGGTTAGGGTTGGATTATTTTCGGTCACTTGTCTACAACTGTTGATACAAAAATTGTGTATTTTGTATCATCTACAAAATGGTTGAATACAAATCCTAAATGTTTTTCAAAAATTCAAAGATGAAAATCGCCGACCTCTTTTTGAAAAATTCGTTTTTACACCCTTTTTGGAAAAAACGCAAGAAATGCCTAAAGTTTTTGTATTGATAACCTTTTTTGAAAAATGGAAGATGAAAATTGTCAACCTCTTTTTGAAAAAATTGTATTTTACACCCTTTTTCAAAAAAACGCAAGAAATGTTTTGAAAACTCCTAAAGTTTTTGTATTGATAACCTCTTTTTGAAAAATGGAAGATGAAAATTGCCGACCTCTTTTTGGAAAAATTGTATTTTACACCCCTTTTGGAAAAAACGCAAGAAACTCCTAAAGTTTTTGTATTGATAACCTCTTTTTGAAAAATGGAAGATGAAAATTGCCGACCTCTTTTTGGAAAAATTGTATTTTACACCCTTTTTCAAAAAAACGCAAGAAATGTTTTGAAAACTCCTAAAGTTTTTGTATTGATAACCTCTTTTCAAAAATGGAAGATGAAAATTGCCGACCTCTTTTTGAAAAAATTGTATTTTACACCCTTTTTCAAAAAAACGCAAGAAATGTTTTGAAAACTCCTAAACTTTTTGTATCATAAAACAAAAAATGGAAGCTAAACTTGTATATTTCGTAAAGTGGTCAATCTTAGAACTGGCATGCAATGCCAAACTTGGATATTCGCAAATACAGTGACACTACAAAGCCATCAGCACTAATCGAAGGATTGAAAGAAATTGACAACAATATCGATACAACCATTGAGACGATTGTCAAAGCACTTTTGCGGATAATGTATTTCAACAACTACTCGATGACATGGAGAACGAACCATTCGAAGATATTTTTAATTTTTTCATCGATGCGGTTGGACTATATCAAATCGAAAATTTACACCCCGATTATCGAGACATTTTTCAACAAAAATTAGAATATTTAATTAAATAAATAAATCATAAAAAACATAATTTTAAAGTCTTCTTAAACTATAAAATCCCAGTTCAGTGGGAAGATTTGAAAAATCTTTATAAAAGTCTCCGGGTTCTCTAGGCAAGACATCATACAAATTACATAATTCAAAGTAGTCCTCCACCGATTTAACCGACTTTTCAATACAAAACTGTTTCCATTCGGATTTGTATTGAATAAAACCACTTGTATCAACACCCAAAAAATCGTACCAATTGGTCCAGACACCCTTGGACAAAAAGTATTTCTCCGGATCGTGTATCGGATTCCGCGATTTGCTGTACTCTGTTTTCGACTTTAACCCCAAAGACTTGTTGACTGCTCGAATATAGTTGAACTCATCTTGAAACTCGGACAATTTTGAATCAAGTGTTTTGCTGTACCTTAATCTCAATTTGAGTTCCTCCGGATCGCCTTCGTACAAAACATTGTTGTCAATTTGCGAAATATTGTCGCCTTCACCAACCGGCTTAGATTTGGTATCACTTTGCCCTAGAATCCCCTGACAAATCTTTTGTTCAACATTCTTGTCTACATTTCGCAATTGTGATACAATGGTCCGCACTTTTTGGTAAGAACGGTTTTCATTTTCCCAGTCGTCGTAGTCGATGTAAGGAATAACGACAAACGCGATTTTTTCTGGATTTTCTCTGTCGATGCGATTCGGACGCAGTAAATATTGGACAATGCGTATTTCACTTTGCATATTGCACGAGATACAAACCCCGTTTAACTTGGGTTCATTGAATCCCTCGCCGAAAAGGAAAACGCAAGAAATAATTCCAAACGGTTTTGATTTGAACGCAACCAATTCAACCGCGGTATCAATTTTGGGGTGACTATACAAAGCATTATTGTATACATCTTCTTTACGAATTGGCAAGATGCCGGTATCCAAAATCTGCGAAATATATTGTTTGGCAAGCTCGGCGTCTTCGGTGGTGTTTGTATATAACAACATGTGCGAAAGACTTTTGTATTTCTCGAACGATTTTAGACACATGTACGCAGAGACGAACAAATCTTTGTTGCAAACAGCGGTGTCAAATTTGCCGATAATGGAATCGATTTGTTCTTCGGTGTTTTTCAAAACAAGAATATTGTAATCGGTGATGCGTTTGTTTTCGATGGCCCAGCATACAGATTTTGTATCGATCGTATGTCCAAAACAGGTTTGATCATCCATCGAGTAACCGTCGTCGGTGAGTTTTTCCGTGGCAGTCATGAACAAAGTTTTGTTTGCAGGTATTTTGTGGAATTGGCGGAAACCTTCTTTGTCAATTCCGACCAAATGGTGTGCTTCGTCGCCGATTTTGAAGTCGAATTTTGTATCGAGGAGTAAGTGGCAAGAGTGGTAGGTTGTGATGACAAACTCTGGATTGCAACGCACACCACTGTTGCTTTGCACACCATTGCAACGCACACCACTGTTGCAACGCAGTTGCTCGCTTCGCTCGCGTTGTACACAACTGC